ATCGCCAAGCAAAATCCTGATCGGCAGTCGCTGCAGTTTGAAAATCATGTGCTTTCCACACGGTAACTACATTATTATTAGCCATTTCAGGATTAGAACCATAATATCTATATTTATAGGACTCAGAACTTCCGCTTAGAAGGTTAATTCTAGCTTGAACGAATCCATATTGGGGTATCGAAGCCTCGAGATTTTCAATACTACCTACAGCACCATAAGTAACGTAGCCGGAGCCATGCGCTAAATGTTTATTGGTAACCGCACTCATCCCCCATCCTGGTAAATAGCCTTCGACTACTTCAGAATCAATCCAGTCAACAGATCTTTGAGTGATCTCAGTTGGAATGTTTGGATCTTGGGAAGATGTTACTTTCAATCTTACTCCTCCTCGGGAATAACAGAACATACTAGCCATATCTGTGTAAAAATCAGCAAAATTTCCGGGTGTCAAGCCGGCAAATTTTGAGTGAGGTACACAAAAAGGTAATATAAACTGTTGACCCTTAGCACCTACAGTGGGATAAGCAGCTTGTAAGTGTCTTGCTAAAGGATAGAAACGTCGAGTTAAAGAGCGTAAACTCATTACTCGTTCTCCTATACACTTTTTTGCAGGATCAAGTGAAGGTTTCTTCAAAGGAATCATACCAATGCCTGATTGTAACTGAATAGGTATCTCGTCAAGATACGAATGAGCTACATTTCTAGGTTGGGCAAATTCCATGTCGTCGCCTCCCCAGTACTCAAAAAGCATATTCACTGCCGGTGAAACGGTACTAGGATGAATAAGAGGATCAATCACTCTAACCTCTATCACTCCAAACAATGCTGGGATAGAGACTATTGTGTTGATGTAATCATGTGGATGAATGTAAGGTACACAAAAAGTGTATTCGGTTAAATCGGTGATATCAACTATATCTTTATATAAGTACGGTTGAATACCACTAGTTAGCGCCGGAGGTACTAAACTACTATTGGTAGGAGTAAACATTATGGAAATTCTACCAGTATGAAATTCTGTTTTTACAAACTTTATTCTAAACCAGATGGAAC